TCTAGGCAACGGAAGAGTAATCTTCCTAAATCAAAAACAGGATGGATGGAATATCCGTATTACAGGGAATGGGCCAATACGAGAAGGACATTTGTCAACAATGGAATCAGTAAGGCGCAACATATGGAGTGAATTAAATGAATAAACCATATTGTGCAATCTGTAATGAAGAAAATAAAAAAAGCCGTGCCTACATTTACTGTAGACAGGCTAAAGGGGCTATATGTATGGAACATTGCGATGCGTGTCAGTATTTAGAAGTTGAAAAAGGGGACATGCATTGCAAGTATCCAAGACAAAAAGAAAAGGCCACTAATTAAAGCAGCCAATTCATGTACGTAAATTACGTAACTAACCTAATGTAATTATATCATACATGGAGCGATAAAGATAGGAAATACCTGTTATAGAGGTGTTTCTTAATTAACTAGATATAACATATTAATAAATCGACCATGGGAGTAATTACGAATGAGGAAGCGTAAAAAAGTCATATCTAAAAATATGATAGAGGTGCTTGATTATCACACATCAAGAACATACAGAAAGAATGGCAAGCGTGTAAAAAAGAAAAGCATCACACCAGAAGCACAGAAAAAGCAAAATGAAAAACAAGCGGAAGCAATGCTGCGTATGTTGATTGATAACAATTTCAATACAAATGATTGTTATCTAACACTCACATATAAAGAACAGCCAGCTACATGGGAAGATGCAAAGAAAGATATGCAGAATTTTATAAGACGGTTAAAACGCAAATATAAAAAACTGGGTAAAGAATTGAAATATATTTACATAGCGGAGGGAAAAACAAGAATACATTTCCATATGATCATCAATAATGCAGAACTATATTCAGATGAGTTGAATGAACTTTGGCCACATGGCATGCATAAGTTGATGTTGTATCAAGGTAGAGCAGAAGATGCAGTAAGACTAGCAAGTTATTTTGTGAAAGAAAAAAGAAGTGCTTGCTATTCAGAGAAAGAAGATGCATTTAAGCGCAGGTGGAATAGTAGCAAGAATTTAGAAAAGCCGAAAGTAAAAACGGAAATTCTAAAACCAAGCGAATGGAGAGATTATATTCAGCCACCTAAAGGATATTACGTAGAAACAGATAGCATAGTTGAATCAGTATCTGATGAAGGATATCCATATAGATTTTACAGATTGATAAAGATTGAGGAGGTAAAGAATGGAATTACTAAGAATAGGAATTGTGATAGGGGTAGTATTAGGAATGGCAATAGTTTATCTATGGCATTAGTAGTGAGTATAGAACATGGGAGGAAAAGAAGTAAATGATAAATATAAATCAAGTGTATTTAAGCGGTAATGTAGTAGCCGATGCAGAATTAAGATATACAAAAACAGGTAAGCCAGTACTTACATTTAGAATGGCAACAAATAAATATGTAAATGAAGTACAAAGCACCAGCTATCACAATATTGTGTGTTGGGTTGATGCGGAATTATACAGCGGTTTACGTAAAGGTGATTTTGTAGCCGTAGCAGGTGAGTTACGTTCTAGATCCTATGAAGATAAAACAGGAGCAAAACGATATGTAACAGAAGTAGTGGCACAAAACATTACATATGGACTTAATCAAAATGAAAGCGCAGCAAGTAACTTTGATAATGGGTTTGCAGACAATGATGAGAATATTCCATTTTAGGAGAAAACAATAATGAAACGAGGTAGACCAAAGAAAGTATGTAGTCATTCGTTTGGACCTGTGAGGAGGTAGCATGAAACCGCTCATATATAAAGGCCTTAGATTAGGAACAAATAAAACAGAATGGGTGAGTAGTGATGAAATAAAGCAAAGCTACTCACAAATTAGATTGTTGGCAATACAAAATGATAACTATGCATGGATACCAATTGCAGATGGAACACTATGTAGAGGAAGTGAAGCTAAAGACATCACAGGGAAGAGGATATATGAAAAGGACCATATAGAGTTTGATTGTAAATCAGTACAAGAAACTCCATTGGTAGCGGAAGTATATTACAGTACAGATAAATTTCAATGGCGATGCAAAGCAATCAATCATCAACAATCTGATGCGGTACTAGATTTTGATTTAGCATTTGTTATGAATAACGGAAATGCAAAAGTAATAGGAAATAAATTAGAGGGGTATGAGCATAAATGATAGATATAGGAATGTATGCAAAGCACATGATCATATCGTAAAGTGCAGAACAAAGGAAGGAAAAAGAATATTTGTACCACGTTGTGGATACGTGATAATTCCTTCTGATAAATTATTAACTGCAAGAATCAAAAGAAATGCTTACAAGGTGAATCGTGAATTTAATGAATGGGCGAGGAAACTATGGATGTACCATGCAGAGAGTGCAAGTTTAGAGAAGTAGATTGCCATAGCAAATGTGAAAGCTATTTAGAGTATAGAGCAAAACTAGATGAACGAAATAAAGAGAGATACAAAGAAATTGATACATATAGCTATATAGGGGATAACGTGAGAACAATCAGATATAAAATGCGGAAAGCGCGGTATGGATGCACAGTAAGAGATTGAGGCTAAAAAATGTTAGTAAAAAATGAAAGTGAATATTGCTGGTACTTTGATGGTGATGTGGGTGATCCACAAGGAAGTATTGAAGAAGCCATTGATGACTTTTTAAATTATTATAGACATTATTGTTGGGATGAGAAAAATGATGTTGAATATTTAGAACAAGATGTACTTGATGATTACGTAGAAATAGGGCATCCATACTATTATGTCCCAGAAATAGATGGTGAGCGTGTAATTTGGAATGTATGTGATTATGACTTAGATGATGAAATCGCTGAATGGTCAGACGATTATATGAAAGATGTTAAAAATGAACATATTGACGAACTAAGTAAAGAACTAACAAAAGTATTCCAAGCATGGGAAAAACGTCATGGTTATGAGAACCGAGTGTGGGTGGTACAAGAAACAAAAGCATATCGAATTGGAGATTATATAGATTCTGATGGGAATTATAAATAGGAGTAAATGATGCAAAGAAAATGTCATAGGTGCGATAGACTATATACAACAACAGACCATAACACATGGTGTTCAGATTGTATGGAAGGGAAACCTGTAGTGCGAATGAAGAAAAGCAACAGAAATAATTGTTACAAGCAAGGCGAACCAAAGAAAGAGAATTAAGGGGGTTATAGAATGATTAGAGTGTTAAGCATATCATTTGGAGAATATACCAAAGTAACATATATGAAACATAACGGCAGATGTGATGAAACGTATCAATTAAAAACAAAAGACCTGTACAGGCCAGAAATGATACGACAATACGAAAAAATGAAAGAACTATTTCTACAATGGTTTCCAACATTTAAGTTTTCAGCCAACATGTATTACATGGTGGGAATGGGAATTAAATACAACAAACATGATGATACATTGATTGATAAGGTAAAAGTAACTGGTGGTCTAGAAAATAAAGCAGGTAGCTTATGTAAAGTAGTAAGTGAATGGCTATCAGTAGGAACGAGTGAAAATAAAATAATCATGGAGTTTCTAAAAGAAGTGGTTATGTTTGTTCAAGGTGAAAGAGCGCAAGGAAAACTTTTTGAAAACACAGAAATAGAAGAGGCAATAGATGCAATTGGTGCGGATGATAGCCATGTGTTCCATGTTAATGATCTACAAGCTAAAGGAGTAACACAATGAATAGGAGATTGATATATGTAGCGCATCCATTTGGTAGCACAAATGGAATAAATTGTGATGATGTCATAAATAGTAATCAGATGGCAATAGATAAAATTATGAAAGAGTTAGTATTAAAAGATAGAAATAATGTATATCTATCTCCATTGCATAATTTTTCTATGTTATATTTTGAAAAAGAGTATGCTAAGGGATTACAAATTTGTTTAGATATGTTGGAAAAGTGTTCAGTATTAATATTATGTGGAGATTGGCAACACTCAAAAGGCTGCATTGGAGAATGGGCTTATGCTAATGCAAGAAATATAAAAATATATTCTCTTGAGGAATGGAAAGAATATCTTGACAAGCAAGGGGATATTAGTCGATGACAGGAAGGGAATATTTAATTCAAATCAGAGATACCGATTTAAATATTAGATGTAAGGAGAGAGAAATATTTAGATTGCGACAGGATATAATGAGCCTACAAGCAATTGATTATAGCAAGGAAAGAATTAGTGGAGGTCAACCAATAACAATTGCAGATAAAGTTGCGAATCTTGATGCGGTTACAGATGAGATTATGAAAGAATGGAGTACATACCTACAAGAGCGAGAACGAGCAAGGTTTATGATCAATCAAATTCGCAGTACAAAACAAAGGACGGTATTAGTAGATAGGTACATTAATGGATGTACATGGGAAAAGGTAGCAGAACTAATTGATTGTTCAAGGCAGAATGTTCATAATCTACATAAGAGAGCAATCAAAAATTTTGAGGAAATTTATAAAAAGGTTGCTATTATTTGACACTCAATATATGAGATACTGTATGTGGGCATAAACGAGTTGAACACTACTTGCCTCCTTCGAAAAACTACATAAAAGGACTACATCACATCGGATGCATAACACGATATGATGTAGTCCTTTTTAATTGAGGAGAAATAATGAAACACAAAAGAATTAACTCACGAAAAACGATACAAGAAGTTCGCTCACAAATATGTGAAGTGTGTGGCAACAGAACAACAATTGAACCACACCATATAAATACACGTGGTAGTGGTGGTGGAGATATTAGAGAAAATCTAATACAACTATGCACACAATGCCATATCAATACTCATAGCGGACAATATCCAATGAAGGAAGATTGTTTAAAGATAGTAGCTGAACGTGAGGGAATAACATATGATGAAGTGTATGCAATTAATCGTAGAGCAATGGGATATGACGTAAAAATGTAGAGGCCTAGAAAAAAGGAGACATTTTAAAAAATGGCAAAAGAGTATTCTAAAAATTTCTATAACTCATATAGATGGAGACGATGTGCAAGAGCATATGCAGAATCAAAGCTCTATATATGTGAAAGATGCCATGGATTAAAAAGTATCAATAAGGCAGATGGGACTAGGCAACGTTGGGTAGTACATCATAAAAAGCCACTAAATCCTAACAACATAAACAATGATGCGGTTGCGTATGGTTGGGATAATCTTATGTTCTTATGTATTGAATGTCATAATGCTATACATGCTGAATTAGATGCTATGACTGCACCTAGTGGATTGACGAGTGGAGCAAGCCTCTTAGTTAGACCGACACGTGGAATGATATTCAATGAGTTAGGTGATTTAGTAGCCATAAATGATAATGAATGTGATAACAATTGACTCCCCCCCATATTTTTATAGTGAAAATATTTTTTTCTACACCGGGGCAGCAGTTTCGTTTAAAACGCAGGTCGCACATGTGAGGGGTGTGGTTAACAAAGGAGTGATTGGAGTTGACAAATGAAGAAAAAGAAAAAATAAAAAAGAAGAGAATTGCAGAATATAACAAGATTTTCAAGGAACTTCCACAAGAAAAGAAAAAGTTAATTAGAAAATCAATTGAGCAAGCTGTACACATGGAAATGCAGTTAGATGATCTACAAATTCAGTTAGAAAAAGTTGGATTTGTGGAAGAATACTGCAATGGAAATAATCAATTTGGCAAAAAAGAATCGACTGAATCAAAAGCATATAACACGTTGATGAAAAATTATATTGCTATCATAAAAGTACTGTTGAGCGAGTTGCCACAGACTAAAAATGAAGATGATGACGAAGAATTTAAAAAATTTATTATGGAACGTGTTAGACGATGAACCCAATCAGAGAATACTATAACCAAATCATTGATGGTGAAATAGTTGTATCTGATCGTGTTCGTAGAGTGTACAAGCATTTAGTCGATAAGTTAGAAAACCCTAGTCAATATATTTATGATAAAGACAGGGCAGAAGTTGCAATTGATTTCATTGAGCTGTTTTGCAAACATTCTAAAGGTAAATGGGCAGGGAAACCAGTAATTTTAGAATTATGGCAAAAAGCTATGATTGCGGCATTATTTGGATTTGTTGATAAAGATACTAAAGCAAGAGAATATCAAGAACTCATATTGATAGTGGCACGTAAAAATGGTAAGTCCACTGTAGCGGCCGCAATAGGCCTTTTTTTATTGATTGCGGATGGTGAAATGGGCGCTGAAATATATAGTGCTGCAACAAAGAGAGACCAGGCAAAAATTATATGGGATGAAGCGGCTAAAATGATTAAAAAAAGTAAGTCGCTAAATAAAGTTTGTCATATTCGTGTAAATAGAATTTTGTGTGATGTGAATGATGGTAAGTTTGTACCTCTTGCATCAGATTCAAATAATCTTGACGGATTAAATGTTCATGGGGCCTTAATTGATGAACTACATGCTATCAAAGATAAGAATTTATATGATGTTATCGTTGATGGTATGAGCGCACGTGAACAACCACTAACTATTATTACCAGTACAGCTGGTACAGTTCGTGAAAGCATTTACGATATTAAATATGATGAGGCATGTCAGATTGTAGACGGGTATGATGATGAGCAAGGTTATAAAAATGAACGCATCTTACCAATAATTTATGAGTTAGATAGTCGCAAGGAATGGACAGACCCTAATTGCTGGGCAAAAGCTAATCCGGGGTTGGGAACGATTAAGAGTGTTAGTCAACTAGCTGAAAAAGTTAAATCTGCACAAAATAATCCAATTCATGTAACTAATCTCCTTACAAAAGACTTCAATGTTCGTGAAACATCATCAGAAGCATTCTTAACCTTTGAACAATTAAATAATACAGCAACATTTGATATAGGAGTATTAAAACCTAGATATGGTATAGGTGGTATAGATTTATCTGCAACTACAGACTTAACATGTGCCACATTGCTGTTCATGGTCCCTAATGATCCAGTTAAATATATTAAGCAGATGTACTGGATACCAGAAGATTTATTTGAAAAAAGAGTAAATGAAGATAAAGTACCGTATGACGTGTGGTATAAAAGAGGATTTATACGAAAATCACCGGGCAATAGAATTGACTATAGGTTAATTGTTGAATGGTTTAAAGAGAGACAAATGGAAGATGATATTTACTTATATAAATGTGGGTATGACGGATGGAGTGCTACATATTTTGTAGAAGATATGAAATCAGAGTTTGGGCGGTCTGTAATGAATCCAGTCATTCAAGGTAAGAAAACGTTGAGCGGACCAATGAAAGCATTGGGGGCAGAACTGGAAGCAAAATTAATCAACTATGATAACAATCCAATATTGAAATGGTGTATGGCTAATGTGGAAATAGATGTAGATCGTAATGGCAATATTCAGCCAACTAAATCCATTCATGCAAAGAAAAGAATTGATGGATTTGCATCAATGCTAGATGCATATGTTGAGTATGAACGAAATCAAGAAGATTACCACAATGTAATTTAAGAAAGGAGGTGAGATAATGAACTATCGAAATATCTTTAATAAAATATTTGGATTTGGCAATACTGATAAAGCTAATTTAACTGGGGCAGAGTTCTTAGATGGATATACGAATGTATTTACCCCTTTTAGTGGCGTGCCATATACAGATACCACGTTTAGAGATTGTACAGATACGATTGCTAGACATTTAGGTAAAATGAAGCTTAAACATGTCAGACGAACAAGTGATGGAATGGTACAAGGTTCTATACCTATTAACCACATATTGGGAACAAGACCAAATCCATTTATGACGGCAAGTGAATTTTTAGAAAAAGTAGTTGCACAATATTTCAATTACAATAATGCATTTATTTATGTAAAACGTGATGTAAATGGCGTGATTGAGGGCCTATATCCATTAGACTTTGGAAGTGTAGAAGTTAAAGTGGATAAGGATAGCAATTTATATGTTAAATTTCAATTTATTAATGGCAAAAGTATGACTGTACTGTATGATGCGGTTATTCATATTAAACGGCATTTTAACAGTCATCAGCTATTTGGTGAAGATAACTCAAGAGCTTTAAAAGAGGACTTGGATTTATTGCATGCAGTAAAGGCCGCAATTATAAACTCTGTAAAAAATGGCAACTCTTTACGTGGTATTATCAATTTTGAGGGTACTGTACGTGAAGATGACCAACAAGTGTTATGGGAGAAGTTTACAGACCGCTATGTATCAAATAAAAATGGTAGTGGTATTGCTACATTGGATAATAAAGCTACATTCCAACAGTTAACAACAACTATCAGCACTTTTAATAAAGGCCAGATGGATTTTGCAAGAGATATGGTATATAAGCATTTTGGCTTGAATGAGAAGATTGTTAGTGGGAATTACACAGAGGATGAATACATAGCATTTTATGAATCTGTATTAGAACCAATTGCTATTAAATTAACACAGGAATTTACAGAAAAACTGTTTACAAGCCGTGAAAAGGGGCATGGGAATGAAGTAATAGTTGAAAGCAATAGGCTATCCTATATGTCTGTAGCAAGTAGGATTAATATTTGTCAAACTCTATTGCCTACAGGGGCTGTTACAGTAAATGAAATTCGTGAAATATTTGGTTATGAAGGTGTAGAAGGTGGCGATGAACGTTTAGTAAGTCTTAATTTCGCCAAGTATAAAGACCTTTCACAATATCAAATAAATGCATCGAAAGGAGGTGATACAAATGAGGAAGAACCGAAAAATGGAACACCGAATGATGACGGTGCAAGCGATACAGAATGATACTGATGATATTCAAACACGAACAGTAGAAGGATATGCTGCAGTGTTTAATGAAGAAACACTAATTTGGAAGTCTGAATATACTGGGTATGAATATCGTGAAGTGATTTTACCGGGCGCATTTGATAATACTGATTTTAGTCAATGCGTATTAAATTACAATCATGGCGGAATGCTATTTGCTAGAACTGCTAGTGGAACATTGCAATTAACTGTTGATGAAAAAGGGTTAAAATTAACAGGTAATGTAGCAGACACTTCGATTGGAAATGATGTATATTCTTTAATTAAACGTGGCGATCTAAATAAAATGTCATTTGCCTTTATTGTTAATGGTGAAGAAGAAGAGATTGACCGAGAAAATAAAATATACACACGAAAAATTAAATCAGTAAAAGCGGTATATGACGTATCTATTGTAGATAACCCTGCATATAAAGGCACATCGGTTAGTGCTAGGGCAAATGGGGACTATGAGAGATATGAAGATATCGAAAAAAGAAAACGGCTAACATTATTGGCCATGACATAAAAAGTATTAGACACGCAGTAAGCGTGTTTTTTTATTACCTAAAAGGAGAGATAATATGAATCGTTTGGAACAAATTAGACAACGTAGAGCAGAATTACGTGCAATGTTGGAAGATACAACACAGCTTAACTTGAATCTTGATGAAATTGAAACAGAATTACGTGCATTGGAAGCAGAAGAAACAGAACTAGAACGTAGAACAGCAATTTTGAATACTGTTCCTACTGCTACTACAGTGCCTGTACCTGTAGAAGAACAACGTACACAAGGTGCAGAAGTATTTGATTCCATGGAATACCGTAATGCATTCATGCAATATGTAATGAATAGCACACCAATTCCTGCAGAATTACGTCAAAATGAAAACACATTAACTACAGATATTGGCGCAGTAATTCCACCAACAGTTTTGAACAAGATTGTTCAAAAAATGGAAAGTGTTGGCATGGTATTGCCATTAGTTACCAATACAAACTTTAAATCTGGTCTTGCAATTCCTACAAGTAATGTAATGCCTGTGGCTACATGGGTAGCTGAAGGAACAGGTTCTGATCGTCAAAAAGCAACAACTGGCAACATCCAATTTGGTCACTTCAAACTACAATGCCGAGTATCTATTTCTTTAGAAACATCTGTAATGGCATTATCTGCATTTGAAAATATGATTTCTAATAACGTATCCAAAGCAATGGTTAAAGCTATTGAGAATGCTATTATCAACGGTACAGGTAATGGTCAGCCTACAGGCATTTTAAAGGATGCGGCTGCTGGAGTGAAGTTGGATGTTAAAGATTTTGACTATGCAACACTTGTAAAAGCAGAAGGTGAACTACCTGTTGAATATGAAGAAGGTGCTGTATGGGTAATGACTAAGAAAACATTCATGAATATTGAAGGCATGACAGATAAGAATGGTCAACCAATTGCACGTGTTAACTATGGCATGGGTGGGAAACCAGAACGTTCTATTCTTGGCCGTGGCGTATTGATTGTACCTTATCTTAAAAACCTTGATGCGGCTACAGTAGGTGATATTGTAGCGTTCATTTATCGTTTTGAAGATTATGCATTGAACACTAACTATCAAATTGGTGTAAAAACATATGAAGATAATGAAACAGATGATATTGTTCGTAAATCTACAATGATTTGTGATGGTAAGCCTGTTGATACAAATTCTTTGGTTAAATTAGCTAAGAAAGCATAGGTGTAATGTATGTTGACGGTAGCGGATGTAAAACTATACCTACGAATAGATGAAGATATTACAGAAGATGATGTATTTATTGAGGAATCTATAAATGCCGCTATCACGTACATTGAGCAAATGACTGGGAAACCATATATTGACGATCCACTATATCGTAGAGCCGTACAATATATGGTTGCTCATTGGTACGAAAATAGGGAAGCAACCTCATCTAAAACATTTGTACATGATTTGCCATTTACGCTAGGGCCATTAATTCGCCATATTGCATTATCTAAGAATTATCCAAGTGAGGAGACATAAAATGCTAAATATGGACGGAATCGGAAGATTGACGAAAAGAATTGAAGTACTAGCGTATCAAGATATTGAACACGATGGAATAACTAAACAAAAACTGATTAGGTTGATACCTAATAGAATTTGGGCAAGGATAGAACCATTGCGTGGCAGGCAATATCTTGAAATGTATAAAGAAAAAGTAGACGAATTATATAAAATTACAATCAGATATAGAACTGGAATAACTGATGGTGTCCTAATTAAATATAAGGATGTAGTCTATAAAGTTAAAACTGTAATTGATCCATATGAAGAACATACAAAATTAGAATTGATGTGCCATATCTATAAAAGAGGAAAATAATGAATATCAAAACCTTCATGGGGAGATTGGATAAATATATAAAAGAGTATCCTGTAGAAACAGAAAGAGCGATGCGTAAAGAAGCTAATAGAATGAAAAAGGATTTAGTAAGCGCATCACCTGTAGGTAAAGGGAGAAAACGAAAAATTTCAAAAAGTTGGAAAATGACTATTAATGGCAGCAGTAGTAGGACGCTAGAAGCAACTTTACGGAATACATCACCTCATTTTCACCTAGTAGAGCGTGGGCATGTCATGAAAACTATGCATGGAAAAATAAAAGGATTCAAACAGGGGACATTTTTCTTTAAAAGGACGGTTGAAAAAAATCGAAATGATATAAGAACAGCTGTTGGTGAACACATGTTTAAAATGTTGAGGAAGAGAATAAAAGATGGCTAACCGATTATCACAAGTGGCAATATGGAAAGCTGTGGCAAAGAAACTACATGACGAATATAAATGCACGGTATATAGTGATGAAGTTTTAGAAGAATTCACTATGCCGTGCTTTTTTGTAAAAGTTTTAATGAGTTCAGAAATGCAAACAAAGAATTTCATTAAAAGAAATGTAACTATTATTGCTACATATTTTCCAAGTAATGAAGATAAGGATGAAGAACACTATTTAACAGTGTTTGATAAATTCTTACTATTATTTCAAATGGGTTTTCCTGTTGGCGATCGTTATTTACATGTAGATGATATTCAACAAGATAGAGTAGGAGAAGAAGATGATATTCTTCAAATTACAATGGATATTACATTCATGGATACAACAGGACGTATTGAAAGAATGAAAGAAAAAGGAATCACAATGGGTGATGTTAAATTAACAGTAGAAGTGGAGGATAAATAATGGCTAAATTAGGAATGCCTACAGTTGTAGTTAAATTTATTGAAGCTGGTATTGAAGCCATTAAACGTTCCCAAAGGGGAATTGTTGCATTAATTTTAGAAGATACTAAACAGGTAATTGATAAATTAGCAACAAAAACAAATGGTCATGAAGTATTACCTAATCCATTTTTGGTATATACAGTAGATGATATTCCAGAAGAATTATCAGATAAAAACAAGGATTACATTTTAAAAGCATTGAATGGTTACAATAAACCACCATTAAAAATTGTTGTGTATATGATGCAACAAGGTGGCGATAAAACTGGTGCTGATAGATTCCAAGAACCATTAAAAGCAATGCTTACAGAACGTTTTGATTATTTAGCAATTCCGACAATTGAAACTGCTCAATTAGAGTATGTTGCAACGTGGGTGAAAACAGCACGTGAGAATAAATTCAAAAAAATTAAGGTGGTATTGCCGGGTTCTAATGCAGATTACGAAGGTGTAATTAATTTTGGTAACACTAAGGTTGTTACAGCAGATCGTGAGTATAAAGCAGCAGAATATACCGCACGCATTGCAGGTCTTGTGGCAGGCACAAATATGACACAAAGTGCTACATATGCACCATTAACAGAAGTCATTGATTGTGACCGTCATACTCAAGATGAGATGGATACAATGGTAAATGAAGGTAAATTCTTCATTTGGTATGATGGCGAAAAGTTTAAAATGAGTCGTGCCATGAACTCTTTGGTAACAACAAGCCAAGGAAAACTAGAAGGATATCAAACAATTAAAATTGTAGACATTATGGATATGATTTATGACGATATCAGAAAAACTGCACAAGATTCTTACATTGGCAAATATACAAATGATTATGAAAACAAATGTTTGCTAATTGGTGCGATTTTAGGATATTTTAAACAATTAGAAAATAAACGATTGTTACAAAAAGATTACTCCACATGTGAAATTGATTGTGAAGCAGTTCGAACATACCAATTATCACATGGCTTATTCACAAAAGAAGAATTAGCAAAAATGAGTGATGATGAAGTTAAAAAATTGGATACTAAGAAGATTGTATTCTTAAAAGCAAAAGTAAGACCGCTTGATGCAATGGAAGATGTCCAATTACCAATTAATATTTAATAGGAGGGACACATGGAGAATTTTGCAGCGCAACAGGTAATGACAGGCTCTCATGGGCAAGTGTGGTTAGATGGTTCTTTAGTATCGCAAGCTACCGCAGTTAAAGCTACAATTAAATTAAGCAAAGAAGAGGTTAAAAAAGCCAAGACAATGAGTAAACAATATAAATATGTTGGTTATGAAGGTACAGGCAGTTTAACTATGAACAAAGTATCTTCTTTGATGATTAGTAAAATGGCTGAAAATCTAAAAAAAGGTAAAGCCACTGTATGCCAATTAGTAATTCAATTAGATGATCCTGATGCAAAAGGTGTAGAAACAGTAACATTGTATGATGTAACCTTTGATTCCTTAGACCTTGCCAACTGGAAAGTAGGCGCATTGGTAGAAGAATCTGTAGACTTTACGTTTACAGAGTTTGATGTGATTGATATAGTGGAGGACTAATAGATGAGCAATATTATTGACAAATTGATGGAGAAAGACCTAGATACATTAAAAGAGGCAGCTAAAAAGGACCTAGAAATCACTCGATTATCAAAAGTTTTTAATGAACCTTTTACTGTTACAGTAAAGGAAATTAGTTATAAGCGTATTACAGACCTTCGCATGTTAGCTACTGATGATGGTGTAGCCGATGAAAGTCAATTTTTACAGTTTGTTGTAACGGATGGCATCGTTTCTCCAGATTTTGGAACGAAAGAATTATTACAAAAATTCCAAGTTCCATCCAAACAGGCATTATATACAAAGTTATTTAAAGCAGGTGAATTGGAGTTGATTGCACGTGAAGTATTAGCTCTATCTGGATATGGTGATAAAGCCATTAAAAAAGTAATTAATGAAGTAAAAAACTAATATATTCCGATGGTGATGTAAATCTTGCCTATTACATGTATGTCAATCATGATGTAATGCCATCGGAATTTCACAAAATGGGGCATGGGGAACGTGTAGTTCTCCGTGCTTTTATGTTGCAAGAAATTAAGGACAGAGAGGAGGCGAAAAAAGGATGAGTGAAGTAATTGATTTGGTGATGCGTTTACATGATGGTGTTACATCAGTATTATCTGGAATTAATTCACAAATGGCTGCAACTGCTAATATGGCAGATAGGCAAGGTAGAAATCTGCAAAATATTGGCAGAGGTATTAGTGGAATTGGTAATGCATTAATGCCTGTATCTGCTGCTATTGTTGGGATAGGCGCCGCCTCTGTTAAAGCTTTTGTTGGATTTGATTCTGCTGTTACTTCTGCTGGTGCTAAAGCAGGAGCAACACATGATGAAATGATTAAATTGAGAGATGTTGCAAAACAGTTAGGGGCAGATTTCCCTATAAGTGCGACACAAGCAGCGGAAGCGATGGATGGATTAGCTGCAAGCGGTATGAATGCAAATCAAATTATGAGTTCATTGCCATCAATTGTAGAGGCATCTGTTGCATCTGGTGAAAACTTGGAAACAACAGCAAGCATTGTATCTGGCGCATTAAATACATGGGGACTACAAGAAGGTAATGTAGCAGAGAATGCAACACGAATGGCCGATGTAATTCAAATGGCTGCAAACAAATCACGATTAGACATGATTGGGTTTGGCAATGCAATTCAATATGCAGGTGCACCAGCGGCTGCATTAGGAATATCTGTAGAAGAATTATCTACATCATTAGCTATCATGAGTAATAACAATATTGAGGCATCAACGAGTGGCCGTGCATTACGTATGATGTTAAGTAGATTAATAGACCCTCCAAAAGAAGCCGCACAAGCATTACAAAAACTAGGAATTGTCACTACTGATTCACAGGGAAAATTTATTGGCCTTGGTAAAGTATATGATCAATTGCGAACTAAAATGCAAGGACTAACAGAAGCTGAAAAATTTAAGTTGGCAGGTGATATTGCAGGAACAGAATCTACATCTGCATTATTAGCAGTATTGAACACTACTAAGGAAGCATACGATGATATGCGTAGTTCAATGGATTCTGCAACAGGTTCATCTAAAGCACAAGCCGATATAATGAAGAAAACATTGCTTGGGTCATTCAAGGATTTAGAAAGTAAAGTAGAGGCGTTAGCTATTAGCTTTGCTGATGTATTGCAGCCTAGGGTACAGAAGGTGGCTGACACAATCGGTAATCTAGCTAAATACTTTACTAATTTAAGTCCAGCCATTAAAAATACGGCAATTGATGTAGGCCTTAGTATTGTAGGCTTTACTGCTTTTGCTAAAATATTAGGGCCTATTACAAGTGGAATTGGCTCATTGATGCGGACATATGCTAATGTTGGTAAAGTGTTACGTGGACAAAGTATCAATAATAAATTATTAGAAGTATCTGTAAAGGGTATTGCCAGAGCTTTTAGTGGAATTGGTAGTATAGTGATGAGAGTATTACCAATGATAGGGAGATTAATTCCCTTAGTCTTGACAGGCCCTGTAGGGATTGCAATTGGTGTAGTTGCGTTGTTAGGATTAGCAATTTACAAAAACTTTGACAAAGTAAAACCGATATTAGAGGGAGTAGGACAATCGTTTATAGGTGTTGTAAACATAATAAAGGGTGCAATCAATCGAATTATCGTTGCAGTACAACCTATAGTATCAAAAGTAGCAAGTGCATTTGGTAAATTAATTAATCAAGTGGCTACATCATTTGGTAGAATTTATCAATTAATGTCTCCTTTCTTAAATATTATTTTCACTGTTGTAAGTAAAGTAGCTAAAGTTTTGATTGGTGGACCGATTGCAGTAGCATTAGGGGCATTAGTAGTTGGCTTTAATGTAGCGGTAGCAGGAATTACCGGGATTCTTACTTTTGCATTAAATGTAATTGAAGGTATTGTAACAGGGATTACAAGTGTATTAAGTGGTATTACAGATTTTATTGTTGGGGTGTTTACTGGTAATTGGAGCATGGCGTGGAATGGCATCGTTCAAATATTTGAAGGTATAGTAACACCAATTAAATCCATATTTACAGGGGTAATAGACGGCATTAAAGCAGCAATAAATAGTTTAATTTCTGGTGTAAATGGAATATCTGTAGATATTCCTGACTGGATGCCGGGCGTAGGTGGCTCTCATTTTGGGCCATTAAACATTCCGTTATTATACTCTGGGACTGATAACTGGAAAGGTGGCCCTGCTATGATTCATGATCGAGGGGCTGAAATAGTAAACTTACCAAGTGGAGCACAAGTAATACCGCATGCACAGTCATTGAATACTGCATATAATCAAGGGAAACGTAGTTCATCTAGTAATAGCATCAATGTAAATATAGCGAATCTTAATGTTAGAAATGATGGAAAATCTGTAGAAGAGTTGACATTTGAAATTGCAGAACAAATTCATTACCAATTGCAAAAACGTTCTATTAATAGAATGGAGGGAGCTGTATAATGTCTTTTTTTGATGCAATTATGAGTTTCTTTGGTGGTAAAGGAATACCACAAGGATGCCAATTTACATTATCATGTGCAGGACAAAATATAGTATTGCCAGTAACACCAGCTTCATTTAAAGTTGGGAGAACATACAACAATAGCACGTTAAATATAAATGCAATTGGAGAAATTAATATGTTAGGCAAAAGAGGTCTTCAAACATTATCGTTTGAAGGCTTTTTTCCTGCACAAAAATATGAATGGTCAGAAACGAATGAAACAAATCCTTATAACCTAGTAAGAAAAATAGATGGATTTGCTACAAGTGGTAAGCCGTGTAAGATTTCAATTTCAAATACCTCAATTTCTATGTACTGTACAATTGAAGTATTTAATCATGATGAGCATGATGGTACGAGTGATGTATATTATGAAATGACGCTCAAAGAATATAGGTACATAAAACCAACATCAGAGATAAAAAATGATACTACAGGCTTACATAGTAGAATTGCCGAAGCACCAGAAGAGCAAGCTGTAATATCATATCCACAAGAACATTTCATGGATACAGCTAATAAGGCAGTATCAAAAATAATGCCAATTGCTGAACAAGGCAAAAAGGCATTAAACATGTATAAGATGATGGTTAAAGCTGGTAAAAGTCCAATTGGTGCAGTTTTAAAAGTATCTAAGCGGTCATTAAAAATGAATGGTAAGGAGTGGCCACTATGATTACACTAATAGAACATATTAATGAAAAGGATGAAAGAGTAAATATTACACATCTTATTTCTAAGTTCACATGGAGTGGTGATAGAGAAGAAGCTGCAAGAAAGTTAGAGTTTTCATATGCTTACAATCCTAAAGATATATCATTTCCGAATTATTTAATTGATTTAGGTGATCGTATTGAAGTGTCAGTAGATAATGCAAAGATATTTACTGGACGTGTTTTCTTTAGAAAAAGAAATACAAATGACAATACATATGATATTACTTGTTATGATGGGATGATATACCTAGCAAAGTCTAAAGTAAGTTTAGTTTTTAATGCTACAAATGTAGTTGATGCTTTCAAGCGTGTATGCGCAGAGGTTGAAGTACCTGTAGGGACCTTACCAGATATACCTACAGTAGTAAACTTTGCGGCAGATAAAAAAACATGTACAGAAGTTTTTCAAATGTTGTTTGAAAAAACAAAGGCAGATATTCAAAAAGATTACACAGCCATATTACTAGCAGATGGAATTAATTTGGTAGAAAAAGGAACAACCATTGAAGAGTATATAGCTAGGGATACATACGATGTAATAAGTTCATCACATTCTGAATCAATTGAGGAAATGGTAAACAGAGTAAAAACTGTTGATGCTGTAGGTAATGTGATTCGGATAGATAATGAAGATGAATTAATTAAAAAGTATGGTATATTCCAAGATATTTACAAAAATCAGCCAGAACCAAAGGAAAAGAAAGCTACTAAAAAGAAAAAGGCTACTAGTACAAGTACACCAAAGAAACCCAAGTATCCTGTTGATAATGCGGCAAAAGCCAAAGCAAAAATCAAAGGAATCAAAATGGAATCAAGTATTTCTGCAATAGGTAATATGCAGTGCATATCTGGGTATTCTGTAGTAATTGAAGAAGAACAACTAAAAGGAGTATTCTTCATTAAATCTGATACTCATACCTTTGAGAATAATACACATACAATGGAGTTGAATTTAGAGTACATTAGAGAACCAGAGGAAGGAGAGGGTGAAAGTGCCGAAGAAAAACAATGATCCTTATGCAGGAATATTAGGCATCATGAGCGATGTAGGTGGAAACGCTGGAAAGCAAGCGATGCCGGGAATTGGCACTATAGTATCACCACCTCCAAATTTGGTGGTATCGTTCAATGGAATGGAGTTAAACAGTAATTTTTTATGGATAGATGAATATTGGTTGCAAGGTCATTATAGAGAATCTAAGGGGCATATTGTAAGCGAAACACAACCACGCAGCGGTGGCGGTGGCTATGCAGAATTTGCTAGTCATACACACGCTATTCATAATGATTACACAAAAACTAGAATCATGACTGATACCTGGCATGTAGGAGATAAGGTAATGCTAATTCCAATAGTCGGGGATGATGAAAGTACAGCAGAGCAATATTTTGTATATGGAAAATGTAGGAGGTTAGACGGCAATGAGTAATCCATTTATGAAAGGGAATACACCAAGTAGCATTGACGTTCAAAAAAATCTACCATTATGCAAGGAACTAGCTTGGGACTTTCAGAGAGATACATACCAATATGATAGAAATGGCAATCATAAATATGTAACAGGTAATGACGCTATCAAAGTATGGGTTTGGAAAACCTTGAGAGTAGAGAGGTACAGATATAGAGCATATTATGATGATTATGGTATTGAGTTTGAACAGTTTATTGGTAAAAAACCAAATGATACACCTAGTCAATATGAACTGTTTGAATATGTAAAGGATGCGTTATTGGTTAACCCATACATTATAAATGTAGATGCTGTAAATGTAATTCAAGAACATAAAACTATTACATTACAAATTGAATTACAAACAATATATGGGCCAAATACGATAGGAGTTGAAGTATAATGCTAGAACCACAAAGTAAGCAAGATGTGCTAGGACGGCTACTAGCAGATTTCAAAAAAATAGATAAAGAAGGATTGAGTACACATGAAGGAACATTTGTATTTGATACATTAAGTTCAAATGCGGTTGAGTTTGAAAAATCATATGCGGAAATGCAATTGATACTTGATGCGGCTTTTCCACAAACTGCATGGGGCGAATACTTAACACGTCATGCGGAATCTCATGGGGTATTTAGAAAAAGTGCAACACAAGCTAATGTAATGTTAACTATTACTGGAACTGCAAATACAGTAGTACCAAAAGGAAGTTTATTTGGCACAGATAATGATGAAACCTTTAGAACCACTATTGAAATTACGCTAGGTGAAACTGGAAGTGGGAAAGTATTGGCGGTATCAGAGCTAACAGGTAAATCATTAAATGTAGGAGCTAATACAATTACAGGAATAGTAGGTGGGATTTATGGAGTAAGTACAGTTAACAATGAAGCGGCTGCATATGATGGATATGATGAAGAAACTGATGCGGAGCTACTAGATAGATTATTATTGAAAGTAAGAAAACCAGCAACAAGCGGTAATGCATATCACTATGAACAGTGGGCAAGATTAGTTAATGGAGTATTTTTAGTAAAAGTAATCCCATTATGGAATGGACCGGGAACAGTAAAAGTTATTATTATCAACAATGAGCGTGAAAGTGCGAGTACAGAATTGATTGAAAAAGTTAAAACTGTAATTGCAGAAAATGCACCAATTGGAGCTACTGTAACAGTAGTTACACCAACGATACTTGATATTAATATAGAGTTAACGGTAACTAAGGGGAAAGCTGAAATAGAAGCTATTAAAAAAGTACTAAATGAAGAGTTTAAAAAGCAAATCTTCAACGGTACATATGTTTCATATGCTAATATTGGCAAAGCTATTTTGGCCAATAAAGAAACAGGAGTATTAGATTATCGTGAGTTAAAAGTAAATAATGGTGTTACCAACATTGATATTACAAATGAACAATTACCAACAGTTAAAGAGGTGATCGTACATGAGTGATTTTATAAGATGGAAAGAGGTGGATATATTAGCATATCTACCTTTTTTTATTGCAAAAGATATGGAGTTTAAGGCAATAAGTGATGCGGATAGTAGAGAGCATGAACGCATTAGATTATTGTTAATGGAATTATTGAAACAAGATAATATCCAAACGGCAACATATGCATTAGATAAATGGGAAGGATTTGTTGGGATTAAACCTAAAAACAATAGTTTTAAGGATAGAAGAAATCGTGTGATTGCAAAGTTAAATACTTCAAATAGCAGCACAAAAGAATATCTTGAAACTATTGCTAATAAGTTTATATCTGATAAGTCTGCTGAAATAATTCCATATAACGAAAAATATATGATGGACTTAAGCTTTACAAAGGACATGTGTGATAACATAGATGATTTACACAGTGCAATTGAAGAATTTAAACCAGCACATATTGGATATATTGTTTGGGAAGAACAAACTGTTGCGCAAAACTTAATAATTACATCATTAGTAGGAGCGCAGGAAGAAACCGTGATAGGCATGATAAAACCATTAGAGAATATTGAGATTGAACACAGTATCTATTATGGGAATGCCATTGGGATAGAAGAAGTAACTATGATAGGAGGTTAATATGGCACAATTTCCGGGATTAAGTTTGACTGTTCAAGGGAATAAAATGATTCTTAAATCATCAACGGGTAAAACAGATGACCGATTAATTATTACAAAGGCGGTAATTGGTGATGGGCAACTAACAGCAAGTATTGATGGTTTAACAGAAATAGTTAGTAAAAAATTAGAAATTGGATTAAGCCAAGTAAAAGAAGTTGCAAATGGGCAGATGCAATTACAATTTAATTTTGATAATAGAAATGTAGCAAATGGTTTTTATTGGCGAGAAGTTGGTCTGTATGCGAAAAATGGCGATAGTGGAGAAGAAAAACTTATTGGTTATTCTAATGCAAAAGGGTTAACTTCATATATTCCAGATAAAACTAATGTTATTCCAATGCAACGTTTAGTAATTGCTTTAGGGGTGGGAGATAATCCAAACGTAAAAGGAGAAGTAGATTTTTCCAGCTCTATTACTTTAGAACAATTGGAAACAGCAATTGACACACACAATAAAGCAGCAGAAGCACATAAGGAACAATTTAAAAAAATTAATGAAAAGATTACTGCAATAGAGGATTCCAAAGTAGCTAAAACATCTGCTGAATATATTAAAGCACTAGTAACTAATACAAATGGATTAGAAGCTACAAAGGGTAATGGTACAAAAGAATTGTTAAAATTACTAACTAATGTAGATAGTGATGATAAACAAGGACTAGCACCAACATTAGAATTAGTAAAAACGTTGTTAAGCGGATTAAAAATTAAAAATGGGCAAGATGTAGTAAAAGCATTGGGAGATGAAACATTACAGAGTTTGGGAGTGCGATATGATTTATCTAACCCAAATTCTTGGTATGTCAGCTTTGGCAAGCTGTTTGGCGGTTTAATTATCCAAGGGGGAAAATTTGTCCC